AGGTTTGCCATTAAACTAGTTTGTTTACATCAAAGTTAACTGCTTCCATCTTTGCCCGCAACTCAGCCAAGGTCTTCCCAAAGGTGACTTGGAAGTGTGGCGTATCCTTAAACTTAACCCAAGTTCCACCCCACTCAATACCATGTTTTGCTGCAATTTTGCCAATCTCGGCGTAAAGCTTGTCTGCCTGAGCTGGGCTAGAGGAATCGAGGTACTTGCCAGCCTTGAATAACCCAAGGTCAATGGCTAGTCCGTAGTTATGCCAAGAACTTCCTGGCTTAGCGTTTGTCACTATTGGCCCAGGCTTAGTCCGTCCTTGAGCGTATAACGCTGCCTGAGCCTGCCAAGACCTCAAACCGCTGATTACCTCGACAGACACCCCTTGAGTGGCTAGAAACGCTTCTGTGTCGCAAAGAAACGGCTCAAAAGCCTTCTGAGCCTTCTTGTTTAGGCTACCAAGGTTTTCAATGGTTCTTTTTGTCCTTGGCATTGGGGTCAATTAAGTAGAAAACGGAGCAGACAAACAACAGCAAACCAAGGAACTCAAAAACGGCAAGCAGGAGTGCTGCCATTTTACTTGTCCTTGGCTGCAATCAGGCCCAAACCAGCAAGGATTGCGGTAACCTGAGCGACAGGCTCAACGAGTCCAGGAACCCAAAATGTTGCGACAACGGAAAGAATGGAGGCAATGCCACCAAGGGTAGTCTTCCAGTTCGATTTAGCGTTAAGTAGGAACTTGCTCATTTTCGTAGGGATTTGATTGCAGACAGACAACCTAGAACACCAGCGAACAGGCCAACTGTCATTGAAGCTAGTTTAAGCCAAATTTCAATGTCGGCAAGGCTTACAGCAGCACTAGCCAAAGCAATAATTGAACCAATGAACGGGTGATGGTGGTGTTCTGTCATACTTAACTACGGTGGCGGACATCCTTCATTCAAGCTGATCATGCCGCTTGAGTCTGTGTTGTAAAAATAACCAGATGGCCAAGGCAATCCATTTGAGAACGCTTGATTTGCGTGCGGTGAAGTTAACTCCTGATTTTGATACACATAAGTGCCATAGTCCAGCGTCTGACCATAAGCAGTATAAACACTGTAAAAGTATGTTCCAGCGCAATCAGTGGTCACTGACCACTCTTGAAAGGTTGGCCCCGATGAACCTGATGCTGGCCTATTAGATGCCAAACCAATGAAAGCTCCCAAGATCATTTCTTCAAGATTTCAGCTTTTCTGGCCTCAGTGATGATTCCAGAATTAACTAGGTCTGACAGACCTTTTTCAACTCGGTCATCATCGCTCCAAACCTGACCAGGCCAAATTACCAAGGCACGATCCAAAAGCTTGATCTCTGGCAACTGACTGTCGAGGATTCCAAGCTGTTCAGCAGGCAGAAACTCAGCCCAAAACGCTGCGGATGTATCCCAAACCTTTCGTTTGAGTGCGGCAATCTCGGCGGGAGTCAGATCACGAACAACCCATTTTCCGTCAATCCATTCTGGAGCGTGCTGCTTCTCTGGATCATAAGACGGAGGAACGGTTTCTTCCCATCCCTTGCGCTCAAGGTTTTCAATGATTTGCTCGTCAGTTTCAGAACGAAGCTCTTTGTTATATGTTAGGAACATGGAATTTTGAATGAAAATGCAGCAGAGTGCTCTAGTCGCTTCATAACAGAATTTGAAGCAGCAGAATTTACGCAATAGATGGCAGCAATTTCACAGTTTGATGTGGATAAACTTCTGCCACCAAGCAAGTTAACTGTTGAAGAACCAGCAAGCGAATTAAACGATCCAAGGCTTACTGTTACCCCATTCTTTCTTGAAGAAAAGACATTTGATGAATCAAGCTTGGAAGAAAACACAGTCCAGCTAGTCATTGCCCCACCGCTTGAAAATCTGTAACCAGCAGAGTTGCCAACATAAATGTTTGCATCACTCCAATCAATCAATGGATGTGGCCCAGCAGTTGATAAAGAATTTCCAACAGGAAGCATAATTGTTCCTGTTTTCTTACATACAATTACAGTGATGCTAAGATCAACCGAAACTCCTGTAAATGATAATGTTTTGCCAGTTGTAAAAACAACAGAAGGCAATCCATTTACTCCTGATGTTTTGTAAGTAGGAGCGTTTGCGCTAATGTTTGTAGCGTTATTGGATTGATTAGAAAGATTTGTCCAAGATGTAACTGGATCAGTGTTTGAGTATCCAGACAAAAATCTAGCATCAAAGGAAATGTCTGAGCCAAATCCCTTGGTGTTAATATGTCTGATTCTCAGCCTCATTAAGCGGCAGTGTAAGAAATTTGAACACCAAGAAGACGGGCATCAACTGCCAAAGAATCTCCAGCGGCATCTGCATCACGATAAATCTGAATCTGAACTGGAACATTGGCAGCAGGAGAACCGCCAATTGTAACTGCACTTGTTGCTCCGCTGATGTGCATATCATTCGCCAGCAAAAGCGTGTCAGTCACAGTCTGAGCAGTGCCAAATGCGGTATCAAGTGCGTCATCATCGGCAAATGCCCTTCCTTGAATGCCCCAAATTACATCACCAGAACCGCTTGAAGCAGTCCAATAAAACCTAGCCGTGATTGTGCTGTTATTATAGTTGCTTGGAAGGACAACTAGGGCCTGGGCAAACTCGTCAGTGGCAGGATCAAACAGCAATTGGTCAAAGTTCTGTTTGTTCGTGCTAGTTTCAACTGAATCAACTCCAACTCCAGTTGTTGTGCGAGGAATGAATGCACTAGCAGGAATCCAGAGATTTGCAGGAGAGGTTGTGACTCCAATTGCAGAACGAATGCCAGCGGCATCTGCTGCTTGCATCATCGTATCAACTGCGGATGAAACTGTGAGATTTGGCATTATGGTCTATTGTAAACAGAGCTTCCGTCTGGACGATTAAAATATGAGGTTCCGTCAGTCCTAAGATAAGTGCTTCCAGCAGGAGGTGCTGCTGCACCAACCTTTCCATTGAAAACCGTTATCGCTAGGCTGAGAAACTGCATTGATTAAGGCAGTTTGTATGCACGAACCTTGCCACTGGTGAGGGTGAAGGCAGTGATGCCAAGACCGTTGTAGATAACAGTGCCAGCAGGGATGGCGAATCCAGTCATCACATCACCAGACGACCCGTTTTCAGTGAATGCGCTAAAAGTAGCGTCAGAAAGGACTTGAATGGCATAGAACTTGCCAGTTACGGCATCGGTTCCAGTTTCAACGACTACTCCGTGACAAGCACCAGCAGCACCAGTGATATTTACATTGTTAAGCATGATTTTATTTGGTTAATAGGTAAAAACTTGCATTCTGCGAACCTGACCTTCACTGCGAAGAACACGATCAACCTGCATCATTTTTGAAGCTTCCGCTTCCTGCTCAGCAAGTGCAGCAGAATCAAACTGAGACTCAGAACGAAGATAGTCAGAAAACACTCCACGAACAAGCCAATCAGCGGTAAAATATGGAATCTCAACCTTGCTCCACTTTGCGGCGGCAGTGTTTGGGCTTTCGCCTTGCGAGGTTGCTGCCAGGCAGGTGTAAAAGTTGCCAGTGCTGGCAGAAGTAGAGGAAGGTAAGTAGCTTCCTGAGTTGGTTCCAGTGTCAAAATACACCTGTGCGCCAACAGAGTAATTTGCGGTTCCGCTAAACGGCTCACCGAATAGATTGATCACAGGCAAGCGGTACTCAATGAAGACTGGATCAACAGAGTCCATTACAATGACCCTATCGTTGGTTCCATCATTGTCCAAGTACCAACGGACATTCGTTGCCCTTGCTGTCACCCTTGGATTGTATCGGTAAACGTTTAGAATGTCACCAAATCCAGCAGGGATGTTTACATACCTAATGTTGTCAACATCGGTCAAAACCGATTGTTGCGAGATTCGACAAATGTCAGGCCAAGCCTCTTGTTCCCAAATGTCAGCAATTCGTTGGTTTGAAAAGTCACGAACCATGCGAAATGTCGAGTCCTGGATGACAGTGCGATCCATTCCGCACAATGTCACTGCCCGATAGAGAATCTCGCTGAAGTCAGTGGTTTTCACGCAAACACCTTACGATACTTTACATTCCTTGTCGAGCTTTCTAGTCCAGAAGTCCAGCCAATCGAAATCTCTTTAGTTCCTCCAGAATTAACTTTGCAGTAGGGATTGGCTTTTGCGTAGTCTTTCCGAAACTGCTTGTCATTCCAACAATCATAACCAAGACGCTGACCCCAATAGTGGAAGGAATCGGGATCAATTCGCATCTCAAGTTGGCCAATGCCGTCAATTGACTTAGCTTTGCGTTGGTTAAGTTGACCAACTGCTTGCGCGTTAGCCTCTGCCATCACCTTCTGAAAGTTCCAACCCGTTCTAAATTCACGAATCAACTGATCGTGAAGTTCATCGGGAATTAGCTCAATCATAGGGTGACGGCAGAGGTGGTGTTACGCGATGCTAGTCTTACGAGGCGGCGGCAAACTTTCCAAGCCCCAAGGGCGATTTGCATACCAAACCTGCCACGGCCTTAATGAGTCGCGCAGGCCCGCCACCAGCATCAGGAAGTTCCGTCACTTCTGGCATATTGGTATACCGAAGTTCCAGCAAATCCATATCCAGCACATAGCCACGGAAGGCGTTAGGCAGGAAGGTGGAAGGATGCAGGCGCAGGCTACCAAAGTCACCGTTGAACACATCAACCGAAGCGGAATACACATCGGAGGAAGCGTCACGGCTCAAGGTGCGGATGCTCTGGTACTGGTTAGTGCCAGAAGCGGTGGTCGTGTACAGCAGGTTGCTGAAAGCGCGCTTCAGACTGGTTCCAACCACGGTGTCATAGGTCTTGAACTGACCAGTCTGACCGTAGATGCTGGTCAACACGCCCTGAGCATCGGTTTCAGCGAAGGAACCAGTGGCAGTGGTGTTGATGCTGGCCGAAGGAGTGCGGAAGGCAGAGGGGACAGGGTTGAGAGCCTGTGCACCGTTCTGAATCCAGCTTCCAAGACCACGAGTAAGGTAAGGAACCGTGCCGTTGTCAGCCTGCATATCATTGTCAGAGCTAACAGTAAGCTCCATGTCACGCTTCAAGAGCTTGATGCCCTTGGCGATCATGCCAGCGAGTTCATCGCGCAGACCTGCAACGATAGAAACATCAACAGCCAGAGGAGACACGCGAATAGCGCGTTGGAACACCTGGATGTAGTTGTTGATCAGCGCACGACCACTGTTGAGGTTTTCATAGCTGGAAACATCCACGCCATCCACAGAACCAGTGGACTGAGGGGAAGGCATATTATCAGCCTGCCACTGGAGCAGGGTGTTACCTGGCTTGGAACCTTTGGGAACCATCGAGACGATGGGCGTATCCTTGGCATCAACCAAGGAGATATAGTCGGCAAGGTCTTCGCGCTTACCAACCTGACTGCGTTCAAAAAGAGCGGGCATAGTAGTTTATTGAGTTGAGTTTTTGGGGTTTTGATTACAGGAACTTTTCGGCAATTAGTGCTTTGAGACTCCTTTCATCGGGTGATTTTCTGAATTGCGCTTCGGCGTTCATAGCCTTGGCTTTAGAAGATGTGACTTCTACTGGTGTTGCTGCTGTTTTCGGAGCTTTCGGAGCAACCTTGACTGCCTGTTTAGCCTTGCCTTTTAGCTTGCTTTCCCTGAGCTTCCGTCCTTCGATCAGGTCTCCAAGGGAGACTTTGTAATCTGGGAACTTCTTAATTTCAGGGAACTCACGCAAAAGAGCGTTAGCGTACTGGTATTCTCGACTGCTACGATCCTTCCAAAACGGATAAGCCTTGTCTGCTTCAGCATCAAACTGCTTTTTGGCGGCAAGATACTGCAACTGAGCAGGCAAATGTTCTTCAATGGCATCAACGGCGTTCATTTTAATCCTCCGCATATCTTCTGCGGAGTATTCAACTTCTTCACCATCCTTACCTTTGACAACAGCACCGTCTGGATTTTCCTCTGCCCATCTGCGGACTTGTCGGGCGTTTCTGATCTCCTGATGCACTTCAGTCTCGTCTTGGAGGTTGAAGTACGGATTCAAATCCTTTCCGACTGGAACAACTTCCTTCTCAGGCTTTTCAGCCTTTGACTTCAGTTCTTCCGTTTGCTCAGACAGTTCGTGAAGTTTTGCTTCCAGTTCCTTCTTCTGCGCAACGAGTTTATCAATGCGCTTCTGAACTCCCTTTGGCATCTTCTTGAGGTCATCCTTGGCCTCATCTTCCTTGGCCTCATCTTCGTCCGCTTCTTCAGCGTCTTCTGTTTCGGTTTCGGGAGATTCGGTTTCTGATTCCTCCGACTCAGTTTCCTCTGCTTCTTCAGCCTCAGGAGCTTCGTCTTCGGTTTCATCCTGCGTCTCAGCCTCAGGTTGCTGCTTTTCTTCGTCAGCGAAAAGTGACTGCCTCAGAAGTTGACTCAGGGCGGCTTCGTCCAGAGGCTTCATCGGTTCCGTGATTTTGGAAGGTTCACTAACCTCGGTTTTGGGTGTTGGCATAAGCAGAAGGTTTAATGACCATTCAGAGGTCTAAGAAGGACAGAGTTTGAGATACTCAGAAACTATGTGAAAAAGTAAGTTAGTCTTGAGGTGCGTCAAGACTCAATTCAACAAGGGCTTTTTCGGCGTATGTTTCAATGACTGAACGAAGGTCAATGATAGCAGCAACCTGTCCTGCGTACCAAGCACGGGTTTCCCCAGTGTTTCCAACATCAACAGTATTTGCTAGAGCGTGGTTTTGTTCGGTCTGCATTACTGCCCACAAAGCCTCAAAGAAAGCCTTTGGGCCTTGTTTAAGTGTGAAAGCCTCGATTACTTTATTCTCGTTCATGCTGTTGGTTGTCCTGGTTGCTGCTGTCCAAACTCAACTGGCGAGACTCCAAGCCTGCCAATTTGAGCGTTCTGCTGCTGCATCATGGACATTTGCAGGTTCTTGACATAGTTCTGCATCAGGGCTTGGAACACTGGGTCTTGCTGGGCAGCAGCTTGGGCCTTTGGATTCTTCGCCATAATATCTTGAGCGTACTGCAAGCGAACCTGAGCAGAGGGGTCGTTCTCCTTATACAGAGGCTCATTGCCAAGCATCATCTGCCCAATGTCAGACTGAACCTCTCTGAACATCTGCTGACTTGCGTCTGCTTGGTTCATAATCAGATCACGGGCAGACTCAGGCGCAATGGCTTCAATGATCATTTTGATCATAGCATTGCGGTTAAGAACGCCGCCAGAATCAAGAGGAACAACGAACTGTGCAATTGCTTGCAACTTCTTGGCAACCAAGTCGTTATCAAGACTTTGGATGTTAAAGCGAAGCATGAAATCAAACCCACTTCCGATCTCGCTCATGCTGCTAGGAAGCTGAACTCCGCAAATGCGGAAGACTTCTTCTGGCGGCATATACTGTAGGCAGAGAGCAAACATCTGATTATAAATCTTCGCCCAAGCGGTTAGCCAGCGGTTCACCAACTGCTGCTGCATGAGTTGTGACTTAATCTGAGGAACTGTAACCCTGTTAAGTCCGAAATAATTGGCGTGGTTGTTCTCAACTCGCTCAATCAGGTTGAAAGCAGTGGTTGGCGCACGACTAGGGGCTTCAAGCCAAGTGTAGTCATTGGCGTTTGTGACAGGAAGTTGCACTCCTGGGCCAATCTTGTTGATCTGACCGATGCGCTTAACCACCTTCATCGGCGGCAGCGTTTCAAAGGCGGTACGGTCTCTGATCGAGTCGTGCTGGGCCTTGATTTCGTCCTGATCCGTCATTGAAATCTCAGGGATTCCACGGCTTTCAGTGATTGGTCGGCGTAGAACCTCACGCTTGAACTCAACAAACGGATACTCGCCATGGGCATAATCCAGCAGTTCATGCTTGGCGTACAATTCCTGACCAACCAGAGGCGAAAACACCGTGCAGTAGATGGCAGGAACGCCATTTTCGTCTAGCTGGCGAGTGTAGGCATACACAATCTCAATCAGGTTGTCCTGACGGATAATTGGACTAGCTGTGAGGCTAGTGATCGTATCCATTGGGTTAGTGTACCAAGACTGCTTGCCAGCAGTGGTTGCGGCTTCCTCAACAAAGTCTTTGTCCCAACCATCCTCATTGATGTTTGACCTAAGCTCAACCTCGGTCATGTAAATACGGCGGAAGATGACGCGAGCCTTTTGCAGATCAATCGTCTCAGGTGGGAAAGCAACCTCGTCAAACGGCTTAAGAGCAGTTACGCTAGGAAGATTGCGGCTCACATAGCTTTCCTCAATCTCTCCTTCGCCAGTTTC